GGACGAAACCATTTGGACACCGGGAGAATCTTAAATGGCCTCACTAGACTATTATGAGACTATTGGTAGTGTGTGTCGACAGTCGTTTTACGCATTTGTGCGTCATTTTTGGGGGGAGATCATCGAAGATGAGCCAGACTGGAACTGGCACATCAAATACCTGTGCGACCAGGCACAGATTGTTTTGGAGAGGGTATTCAAGAACGAACCCAAAGAATATGACTTGATCATCAACATCTCCCCCGGAGAAACAAAATCGACGATTTTCTCTGTGATGTTGACTCCGTGGGCGTGGACTCGGATGCCGCACTTCCGTAGCATCAATGGATCGTATCAGCAGGACCTGTCGCTTGAAATGTCTCGTAAGGCCCGGGACATCGTACTGTCTGAGAAGTACCAGAAGTGCTTCCCTGATGTCGCTATTCGACATGACCAAAACACGAAGAGTAACTTCGTTACAACCAAAAAAGGACAGAGACTGTCTACATCGACCGGAGCGGGGATCACGGGAAAGCACGCTCACTGCATTGTCATTGACGACCCACTGAACCCCAAACAAGCGGCATCTGACTTGGAACTGGCAGAAGCGAATGTATGGATGACGGAAACGCTTCCGTCACGAAAAGTCAACAAAGCAGTCACCCCAACAATTTTGATCATGCAGAGGCTGCATCAAAATGACCCCACGGGGAACCGACTGACAAAAGCAAAAGAGGGTGGGGACGATCGAGTGAAGCATATTTGTCTGCCAGCGACAGACAAATACAAGATCAAACCTCCTTATTTACGAAAGCGATATAAAAACGGGCTGATGAACCCGGCAAGAACGACACATGAAGTCATTGCAGAAGTGTTGTCTACTTCCGGTCCTTATGTTGAAGCCTGCCAATATGGACAGGACCCACGTCCCCGTGGCGGTGGTATGTTCAAACTGGACCGCGTTAAAATAGAGTTGACGCCGCCGGCACCAAATGAATTCAAAAGAATCGTTCGTTACTGGGACAAAGCCGGTACATACGACGGGGGTGCATGGACGGCTGGAGTCAAACTCGGACTACAGGTCCTTAAAAAGGGCCTGACCAAACCACTCAACATTTTTTGGGTGCTGGACGTTGTGCGTTTTCAAGAGGAAGCGTACGAACGCGAAGGACATATCTTGCGTGTCGCTCAAATGGACGGCATGGGCGTGGAGATCTGGCTGGAAGAGGAAGGGGGTTCAGGCGGGAAAGAGTCCGTTCAAAACTCTATCAGCAATCTTGCGGGGTTTCGAGTACGAAGGGACCGTCCCGTCGGCGACAAGGTACTCCGAGCAGATCCCTGTTCTGTGCAATGGAACAATTATTGCTTTCGTGTTGTGCAAGGGCCATGGAATCAGGCTTTTTTCGATGAACTGGAGTTCTTCCCATTAGGGACCTATAAAGACCAAGTCGACGCATTGAGTGGAGGTTTCGCCGCTCTCGTCGCACCAAGGATTGCGATTGGAGCTGCCCGGTGAGCAGAAAACAGGAAAAAGCGATCAGACCCCGGTTTAATACAGCACGGAGACCGAAGCCCCAAAAACCGAAATCGGGATTCCGGATAGTCTCTATTGTGGGGCTGATCGAAAAAAGCTATCATGCAGAGACCGGCTCCTTCGTGTTCCCTGTAGAGAAAGGGACCGTATACCTCTCTTATGAGGTAGCCTATCAGTAGTGCACTACATTGAATCGCAGATCCCCACAAGCCAAGTATGAGGTGAAATCAGCATGACCACATCACGGAAGTTGCCGAAAGGCGCCAAAACTGTTCGCAAAAAACTGCAGGAGAAGCAGCAGAAGAAAAAGGTCGTTCTGGGGAACGCCACCCGGGCCATGCCTCGCAGTTTCAAGGGGAGCTTTCTCCGGGAAGCTTCCGCCCCTCAAAAGCGAGATATGAATAAGGAATGCGGCTACCCGGATGTGGTTACCTTGGACGACATCCTTGAACTGTATGACCGCGAAGGGGTGGCTCGGCGTGTAGTTCATGTCTACCCTGTTGAGACGTGGAAGAACCATCCCAGCATCTATGAAGTGCTGGATGAAAACAAAACGACCCCATTTGAAGAGGCTGTGTCTGAATTCGTAACTCGTTTTCATCTTTGGGCCATGCTGGAGCGAGCAGATATCCTCAGCAGCATTGGTCACTTTGGGGGCTTGTTCATCGGATTCAATGACGGTGAGAAGGATCTTTCCAAACCAGTGCGAACTGCCCCGGCCGATTATGCCGAAGTTGAAGGGTACAAAGCCAAAAAGGCGGCTGAAAAATTGGATGTCTTGTACTTTCGTCCTTTGGACGAAAGGTACATTACGGTTAACGAGCTGGAATCTAATCCGGCGTCTCCAATGTGCGGGCGGCCCAAAACCTACAAGATCACTTTCACTACGGAAGACGATCTTGCTCGCATGACCGGGGGATCGTCCGGCAAAACAGAGACGATTGTACATTGGACTCGTGTTTTGCATCTGGCACCAAACCGGGAGAGTTCGGAAGTATTTGCAGTGCCGCCACTGAGGGTAGCTTTCAACCGAGTGTACGACTTGCTCAAAATTACGGGCGGGTCCGCAGAGATGTTCTTCAAAGGGGGCTTTCCCGGTTTGTCATTTGAACTGCAGCCCGGGCTGCAGTCTCAGGTCGCAGCATCTGGGATTGATTTTGACGAAGATGCCTTCAAAGAGGAGATTGAAGCCTATGCGAATGGTCTTCAACGCTACTTGCGGGTGATCGGTCTGACTGTCAAAAGTCTGGCACCGCAGGCAGCGGACCCAACGCCCCATATTGACGCAGCGATGGATCAAATCTGCATCACCATCAACTGCCCAAAGCGAATTTTCCTCGGAACGGAATCGGCACACCTTGCATCGACACAGGACCAGAAAACATGGTCTGACCGTATTGACGGTCGGCGACAGAACTACGCGGTCCCATATATCATTCGGCGACTGGTTGGTCGTTTGATGGCATTCGGGGTTTTGCCTTTCGTTGATAAGTATTTCATCGACTGGGCTGATCCGGAAGAGGTTGACCCGCTGGTACGTGCTCAGGCGATGGAAAAGATCGTCAACGCGATGGCTCAGTACGTCAGCAGTGGTTTGGCAACACTCATCACCCCCATGGATTTCTTGACGAAGATTTACCAGCTTGACAATGAGACAGCGAAGGAGATTTATGAGGCAGCTTTGGCTCAAAGCCGAATGACAAAGAATCGCTTACCATTGGTGCAGGCAACAGACAAACAAAAAATGGAAGAAAGGGCCTTAGAATCCAAGGCTCAGCAGCAAAAAGCCGCGTCTCGAAACGGAAAAGCCGCAGGCACGGGGCGGAATGGTCCCAACGGACGAAAGAGCGGGACGGGGGCTAAGCGTTCTATCGCAGATCGTTCTACAGGACAAGCCGGGGGTTGACACAGGTTTTTGTTTTCCTTATAGTGACCGTTTTGTGTTCTCATTGCCTACGGAACCCAAAACGGATTCACTATAATGGCAGACGTGTCCATGCTGGCTGAAGATGTCACCGTATTGAAAATCCTGTCAGCAGTCATCACCACGATTGGTGTCGCTGTTACAGCGGCCATTGTGCGACTTTATAGCGATGTGGCCAAGGCACACGAAGCCATCGCCACAGAGCTTGAAGAATGCAAAGAGGATCGCACTACGCTGCATGAACGTGTACGAGAACACGAAATTAAAATCACTAAGCTTGAATTTCGTGCGGGGACGTCTTCCTGATGGGACACTTTATCGGACAAGGCCTCGTTGTATACATACCAACACCCAGAACGACTAGTTGGGCCGAGTTCGCGTCAAAACTTACGGACCCTTCGGCCCCATATGTTAGGGGTCCGATCGGGACATTTAATGCAGGGAACGGTCTATCCATAAGTCGCAACAACTTGGTTGTGGAAATGGACCGAACGACCGTATATGTTGAAGCTGGGAAAATCTACCCCATTGGCGTGTGGGGTTCTCAACCTTTCACTAACTACCATGCAACAGGGGTGATCACCCCGGAAGTGGATTCTCTTCAAGTAGAAGACAGCGATTTTCTAGCGACAGTGTCGGTGGGGGATGAATACTACATCAAGCTGGGGGTCAACTACTCGGACCCAGCGGAATCGCAGTGGAACGTGTACCGTCGTGTTGTAGCAATCGAAGGCAGCATTTTGCGATTCGATCGTCCTTTCGATGTGACTTGTGAGATTTATGCTAGTTACGAAGCCCTGACCGCTTTGGCA